AGTTTGAAAAGCATGTACTCCCCCACCCCTTTTTCAAAAATTCCCCAAGTGGAAATTTGAAAATGAAATGAAAGAGAAAACTCTTTTCAAACTATATTCATTTCTAAAATCGCTAACCTATCATCTTATAAAATCCTTTCGTTTATTTCTATATCTATTATATCACTATTTGCCAAAATGTCAAGAAATATATTTAAAAAATAAATTAAAAATAATTTCAAAAATCTCTTGACAATTATTTTGGGAAATGGTACAATGTATATAGTTAGAAATGAGATAAAAAACATTTCTAAAAATAAAATAAAAATAATTTTAAAAAACACTTGACAAGCATTTTAAGAAATGCTATAATTAAGACAGTTAAAATAAAGGAGAAAGAAAACATGAAAAAAGAACTTACAACACAAGAACTTATTAAACTATCCAAGTTTATGGCGATGTTATCGGATTCAATGATGAAGATTTTAAAGAAATGGCTCTAACAATTTTTGTACTTGAAAAAGTTGAAGAAGCTAAAAAGGATATTGCATAAGGAGGTAAGGAAAATGCTAAATATTAAAACACTTATTAAGACGGTTTACAGAGGTAGCAGATATTTCTATCATCAAGGTGTAAACGGGTACAATGTATTTACAGACGCTCAAATTATTATTTTCATTAAAGAAGATACACATAAAGAACTATGTAAAGTTCTTTCTGATTATGTAAATCGTTTTAGAACTATTGATAGAAATTATTTAGTGGAAATGATAGAAACTTTTTCAAAAGCTGAAAATAATATCAATTCAATCTATAATGCTGATAAAAATTATACTCTTATGGATTCAGATGATGGTAAAATTACATGGTTTGCAAGTCGCTTACTTGCTTGTATCTCAAAAAGATATAAAGGTGGCAAAGAGGTTGTAAAGAATACACCAACAATAAAGCATGAAACTTTTAGGGTTTATTATAAAGGCGATGATGAGTTATTTGTAGCTATTCTAACAGTTTGTGCCTTAAATAATGATGGGTTGTGTTTAGAAAATAATTTACTTTCTTATTAAGTTTATCACTTGATTTGTATTTGAAATTGTGGTAAACTTAAATAAGAAAATAAATAACCTTTATTTTCTTAAATGTAAAAAGCAAATTTTAAAGAAAGGAGTAAAAGCACTTGACAGATTTACCTATTAAATGTAGTTTTAACGCCACTCAGGTAACTTTCAATCTGTATAAAAATGAAGATGGCAACGTAACCATCATAACCGAACAAGTGACGATTAACCAACGTCGCCAGCTTCCTTACATTGAACGTTATCTAAAAGAGCGTTTCAAGGGCTATCTTACTATTGAGGTAGTAGATTATGAATATAAGAGCTATTCTGCTTCTATCCCGTTTGCCACCGCTTTGGAATACGCAGAGGAACAACAAGCGCAGGAGGTGTAGTAAATGGCTTTAACACCAAAACAAAGGAAAGTACAGAGGGACTACTTAACAAGGAAGAAAAGAACGCTACAACGACAGGGCGCATCTAATGCTGAAATTAAGGCTTTTATGGGTGGACGGTGGGATTTTGCTGGAATGAGTGACAAGGCGCTAGAGCGTGCTTATAACGAGGTTAAAGCCAAGGGGCGCACTCAGGTATTCGGCAATCATGTTTACACTAGCGACTATGTTAAAAAAGTTAAGGCATGGTACGGCGATAAATTTTCAGTTGAAAAGTTGACACAAGGTTTTCGCAGTTCCCAGCGCTCAGACTTGAACCGCTTTCATTCAGCTAAGGAAGTCAAAGAATACCGCTCAGAACGTGACAGAGAAGCCAAGGAACGCTATATATCAGCCCTTGAAGAAATGCACTACAACACCAGAGAAGCAGGAAATAAAGCACAAGAAAAAGCCTTTAAGAGCATGATTTCACGCATAAGGCGCATGAGTGCCAGCAACTTTGGCGCATTTCTAACGGGTGGAGCGTCTGACAAGGTTTCTTTTGATAACGTTATGGTCTTTGTAGACACGAACGGTAAAGACACGGCTTTTGAATTTCAGGACAGCCTTGCCCGTGAAATCCTTGATAATGTAGATAAGTTTTCCAAGCAATTTGTTTCTGACATGAGAAGACGAAAGAAGCGAGGGAAGAAGTGACTTGCTACTATGCAGGCGACTTTGAAACAACTACAAACGAGGAAGAAACAGAGGTTTGGCTATCGTGTTTTGCTAAGGTGGTTGACTATGACAAGTTAGACACATTTACAGTAAACACAAGCCTAGAGGACTTTCTGAAAGCCTTATATCTTGACCTTGATAAAACTTATACTGAGACAGGAGAAGATGAATATATCATTTTCTTTCACAATCTCAAGTTTGACGGCTCTTTCTTGCTTTCCTTTTTTCTGAACAATGATATAGAGTGTACCTACTTTATAAATGACATGGGAGTATGGTATTCTATTACGCTTGAGTTTCCAGATTTTACGTTGACTTTTAGAGATAGTCTGAAAATTCTGAATTTTTCAATCGCTACAATGGCTGGACTTTTCAAAATGCCTATTGCAAAAGGAACGACTCCCCTTTTAAAACATAAGCCAGATGAAATAAAGCCAGAATGGATTGACTACATCCATGTAGATGTTGCAATTCTTGCCCGTGGTATCTTTGCTATGTATTATGAGGAAAATTTTTCTAAGTACACATCAGCAAGTGAAGCGCTGACAGAGTTTAAACGGATTTTCAGAAAGTCTAAAAGAAAGTTTAGGGATTTTTTTCCAATTTTGGACGAAAAGGTGGACGACTTTTGCCGTAAGGCTTACCGTGGGGGCTGGACTTTTGCCAACCCCAAAACGCAGGGGCGCACGCTGAAACAGTTGATAGACATTTACGACATTAACAGCATGTACCCAGCGACTATGCTACAAAACGCTCTTCCAATCGGTACACCGAAGCGATACAAGGGCAAACCCAAGCAGATAAAGGAAGACCACTATTATATCTACCACATCAAAGCGGACTTTGATTTAAAACGGGGGTATCTTCCAACTATCCAGATTAAGCGCAAACTTGACGCTTTAAGAATTGGGGTCAGAACTAGCGATTATGTGACCACATCTAAAAACGAGGTTATAGACCTATATCTGACTAATTTTGACCTTGACCTATTTCTAAAACATTATGATAGTTCTATCATGTATGTTGAAACACTTGAATTTCAGACAGAATCAGGCTTGTTTGACGATTATATCACTACTTACCGATACAAGAAAGAAAACGCACAAAGCCCAGCAGAAAAACAAAAGGCTAAGATTATGCTAAATAGCTTATACGGGAAGTTTGGCGCTAAAATCATATCAGTAAAGAAACTAGCCTATCTGGACGATAAAGGGATATTACGCTTTAAAAATGACGATGAAGAAGAAGTACAACCCGTTTATGCACCCGTTGCGCTATTTGTAACATCTATTGCCCGTCACTTTATTATTTCAAACGCACAAGAAAACTATGATAATTTCTTATATGCCGATACAGACAGCTTGCACTTGTTCCATTCTGACAGTCTTGTACTTGATATAGACCCGTCAGAGTTCGGGAAGTGGGCGCATGAGGGGAGAGCCGTCAAGGCAAAATATTTACGCTCTAAACTGTATATAGAAGAATTGATACAAGAGGATGGGACAACGCACCTAGACGTTAAGGGCGCAGGAATGACCCCAGAAATCAAAGAAAAAATCACTTTTGAAAACTTTGTGATAGGGGCAACCTTTGAGGGCAAGAGGGCAAGTAAGCAGATTAAAGGAGGTACGCTAATTTATGAAACAACCTTTAAAATCAGGGAAACAGACTATCTTGTATGATGGGTTCATCTTGTCGGTTTACCGCTCCTTTTTTAAAAATTTATTACATAAACAACAGGTTAAAAATAAAAAAGGGTACTACTACCAGAAATCAAACAACGCACCTAAAAATACTATCTTTCTAAAGTCCTATTTAAAAGCACATTATGCCTATGAAGATTTTGACTATATCATGGAATTATACAAATTTGTTTCAAAAGAATTTGATAAAATTTCAATCAATGCTTTTTACAATCTTTGTTGCTATTTAGAAGAAAATAAAATCTACTCACTTTCTTCTAATTCCCTTTACGATTGTTACGAGAAATCTAAAAATCTTAAAAACGATTTAGAAAATCTCAATACAATCATCGCACCATTAAAATTTTTAAAATCAACAAATGGAGAATAAACAAAATGGCTAAAAAACAAGCAAAACATGAAAATTTTGACACAGTTGTAGCACAAGCTACTATCACAGCAACATCTAATAAATCAGACGGAAAGTATAAACAGAAAAAACCAACTAAGGCGGTCTATCTTGTACCAGCGACAGAAGAAGACGCGCAGAAGCTGATTGATTTTGGGCTACAACTTTACACGCCAGATACAGAAAAAGACCCAGACGCTAGCCCTTATTTTATCGTTAAGGCAACTGAAAACGTGAAAATTTTCACAAGTGAAACGGATTTTGAAGAAGTGAACTTTGGCGTATCTTATGAAGAAGTTGACCCAGAGACAGGGGAAATCACAGTTAAGAAGACGCCAAACTACAAAACAGAAATCCCCGTACATGTGGCGATTATGTTTGTAGAGGGCGGCGACAACGGTAACGACTTTTTCCGTCTCAATGCCCTTATGATGGCTGACACTCTTACCCTTGAAGAAGTGCAACCAGTGAACCCGTTCGCAGGATTGTTCGGTAAATAAAAAAGCGCCTTCCCGAAAGGGAAAGCGCCAATTATAAAGCGTTTTTCATGGCTTGAAAAGTCAGTTGGTTAGAATGACTCGCACCAGCAAGCACCCCTTGAGGTGTAACCATCTTGCCAGCACTAGACAAGCCTTGAAAAGCCTTACAGATTTACTATATCATACTTGCTTTATTTTGTCAAGTATGATATACTTTTCTTAAAAATTGAAAGGAGAGGGACATGACCTCACAGGAATGCCTAGCAGTGCTAGATAGCGCAATGGCAAAAGTCGGAAACGATGAAGAAATTGAGAGCCTAACGGCTGACTTGATTGACATTAAGGCTTTTGTCGGAGAAATTGACACAGTTGTCTCAGTCTTGAATGAAGACGTTGAGCGCCTAAACCTTAAAAATGGTAACCTACGTTCAGCTAATAACGAACTTTACCGCCGTTTAGGTCAGCAAGATGAAATCATGAAACAAGCACAAGAAGACATGAGCGTAGTATCAGCAATCAACGCTGTTATTTAAAAGAAAGGAAAAAGAAGATGAAACCATTTTCAAAAAGCATTAACTGGTATCCTAACAACGCACTAGACGCACTTAAGGACGAACCAGAAACAGTCGCAGAAGTTACACCGCCAGCAACCATGCCAGCGGACACACCAGCGCAGGAAGTGCCAAACTATCCAGCGCAAGCCCCAGCAAGCGAAGTTGAGGGCGTAGAAATGAACATCGACCACGAAAACGTAGTTGAAGAAGGAGAAGAATAGACATGGCTAATAAAATTACCACTTTTTTATCAGTTCAGACAGGGAAACAAATCTCAAACATTGACCTATTGAACTCTATCCGCACCCGTGCCAGCGCAGACTATCAGGCAGACATCCCTGTACTTGAGGGCGCACGCATTAACCACGCAACCGTGCCGTATCAGGATTTTCAAAAGCACGCCAACGAGTTTTTCACAGCTTTGGTCAACCGCATTGGCTCTACAGTTATTAAAGCCCTTACTTATGAAAATCCGCTTGCTATTTTCAAGTCAGAGACCTTTGAGTTTGGGGACACGTTACAAGAAATCTATGTGCACCCAGCAGAGAAGAAAACCTATGACGCAAAATCAGACGTCAGCCCGTTCAAATTCGCTGATACAGACATCGAAGTATTCTATCATACTTTGAACAATGAAAACTACTATGAGCGCACGTTTGAGCGTGCTTGGATTCAGAAAGCCTTTGTTTCTGACATGGCTTTTGACGAGTTCGTGGATAAAATGTTTACATCACTCCTTTCATCTGATACGCTGGACGAGTACCAAGCCGTTAAGGGTGTACTTGAGAAATCACTTGCAGAAGTCTCTTACACTGACTTGAAAGGCAACGCTAAGAAAATCACGGTGGCAGGAACGAAGATTGACGAGACAAAACAAGACTTTGTTGTAGACTTTAACCAGTCACTTATCAACCTATCAAAACGTTTCACAATTCCATCACGCACTACCTTTAACAACCCTGTGGGCGTGCCAAACATGACAGCGATTGAAGACCAGTACCTAGTCATTTCCGCAGAATTTTCTACACACCTAGACATGTTACTAGCTAACGCTTTCAACATGGATAAAGCCAGCGTACTTGCTCGCACAATCGTGGTAGATGATTTTGAAAAATTCACGGGAGAGGGCGCAAACAATGGACGTAAGCCAGTCGCTTTCCTTATTTCAGCTAAATCTATCATTAACAAAGACAAGCTAGTACACATGGAAGCCATCCGCAACCCTCGCAATATGACCTACAACTATTTCTACCATCACCACTACATGACAAGCCTTTCACTTTTTGAAAACATTCATTTCTGGTATGTTGAGGAAGCCTAAAGGCTGACCAAGGGCGGGCAATAGCCCGCCTATTTTATTAAGTGAAAGGGGACTAAATGAGTTACAAGAATTACAAGCGACATCTTGGCAAGATTGAGCTAAACAAAGAAACAGTAGAGCGTAACCGTATCGCCTTTTATGATTTTTATTTCAATTATTTCTATAATATCGTGGTCAACTATTTCACTTGGGAGGGTTTGCCTAATGATATTGACGAGTTATTTATAGAGAAAAAGCTAATAGAAAATGGGCATGTGGCTTTCTTCCATGATGATACGTTTGGCTTTATCGCACAAGGTGGAACGAGAGGGGAACGCTTAAACCACTACGACCAGCCCTTGACTTATCAACCCGTTAACGCTAGCAGTATGAACTATTTTAAACAAATGGAAATCGCTTATACTGAAAATGATTTTAGGGTCATTTCAGAACTACATGAGGACAACCCAGACAAAATCAAAAGACCTTGCATTGTGATTCCTAACAATAATTTCTATGAGCCATATATAGGGTATTTAGAGTTATTTTGCGAAAAGTTGGCAGATATTGAACTGACAATACAGCTAAATAGAAACGCACAAATCACACCGTATTTCATCTTTGCGGATAATACTAATGTGTTATCAATGAAAAACATCTTTAACAAGATTGCCAATTTTGAACCCGTGGTATATCTGAACAAGCAGAAAGACCAAGACGGACAAGACAGCTTTAAACAGTTATCGGACTATATTCAAGTGTTTAGAACAGACGCCCCTTTTTTGCTGGATAAGTTGCACGATGAAAAGTTACGAGTTATGAACCAGTTGCTAACTTTTATCGGGATAAACAATAACCCATCAGACAAGAAAGAGCGTCTAGTAGTTTCAGAAGCTATTTCTAATAATGGGGTTATCTCTGCTAATATAGAAGTAGGTTGGAAGTCCAGAAGAAAATTCGTTGAGCTTATCAATAAATGTTACGACTTGGATATATCTGTAAAACCAGCGGAGACTATCCAACAGTTTAACCTTGACAAAGTGGCGCTAGACCTTGCAGAAAAGGAGGGGACAATCATTGACCCAGAATAACACTACAGCAACGATTGCAACCTTTTTAAAGTCCAGATATAGAAATTCCGTGACAGGGAGACTGGACGGCTTGGCGCTAGATGAAAACGGCGATTTTCTACATTATAACACGATTATAGACCAGACCTATAACGAGTTATTTAAGAACATGGAGCTAGTAAACGGAGTTTCAGACAATTTCAAGAAAGAGTTTTGCAAGCACTTTTACAACAGGGAAATTGGTTTGGAGACTTTCGCCCGTTTCCAGATTGCCCTTGAGGAAGTTTTAAACAACGAGTGTTTCAATCTGTTTAAATACCTAGCAGAAATCAGGAACAAGGCTATCAAGGACTTAAACCAGTCAATGAATATTGACACGGTAGGCAACCAGAAAGCGGACGGACAAGCCTTACAGATAGCGAACACGACACCACAAGAGCGAAAAGAAATTGTCTTTACTGAGCGCTATGGGGTTATAGAGTACGCTGACAACTTGGTAGAAAACCACCAGAAAAATAACGCAGATACAAAAAGCAACGTCTCAGGGTGGAGCGGTTCTAGTCTTGCCGAACGCTTACAAAATAATGCTGAACTGAAAGACATTCAATTTCAGATTTTCAACATTTGCGATAAGCTATTTTTACAGGTATTTTAGGAGGTGGTTAGATGAAAGATTTATCAAATGCTAAAATACTAAAATATGATAGTATGTTAGAAGAAATCACGCTTTTCAGCTTTCAAGACTTTGCTTATAGTGATGATGGATTGTATTATATCCAGTCAAATAGCAGACGCTTGGGCGACCTTGCTAAGTTGTGGATAAAACTAAAGCCTATCAGCTATCATTATGAAAGCATTGAAAATGAAACTTTCTGGGCTATCAGAAAGAGCTACCAGCCTTTACAATCCATTAAGGCGCTTTTATTCATTCGCTTTAAGATTGTGGGCGCTTATTATAGCTTTGAACGGTTGACCAGCAAAAGCAAGCTGAAAGGCTTTGGCAGAGTGATAGACGATAATAACTATTTTTCACGCATACCCCTTGTAAATGAGGTGGTACACTGGGACAACGGTGTTATTATCACTCCTAACTATCAAATGAACATCACAGGGCTAAAAGAAAGCCGTGTAGAGGTTGACGGTCAGCAACTCCTTGAAGATTGGTCAACATTTAAAATCAATGTAACCAATGATAGAAAGGGAGTACCTCGCACCATTATGACAGCAGAAAGAGGACATGAAACATTATGATAATTATTAACTTGTCCGAGACAACGGACACACTACAGATTGAAGTCACGGGACACGGAGACGATACAGACCAGTCTTGCGCCCGTGTATCAACCGTTTGCGACTGTATCTATTTATTCTTAAAATCTAACATAGATGATTATGTTAAAAAAGACGGTTATACATTGCTACGGATTTTTAAAAAACGTACTACGGTACAGACTTTAAAAGCTATCTTGAGTTACATCGTAACACTAGAGCAACTTTATAAAAATTCAATTAAGGTTATAAATAAAGAAAAAGAGGTAGAAACAAATGGCAAAGACAACTAAACTGGTTCAGGGTATTCATTCATTGATTAAATTCCAGAAACACCAAGGTATTCAAAGTTTAACAATCGGTGGTAGGGAAGACCTTGCTGACTTGTCACAAGATAAGAACGGCGATACTATTTTTACTATGATAGCTGATCAGTATAAAATCAATGAGTTAGATTCAAATGTACCTTATCTTATTCCAACTCATGAAAGTTCAACAATAGAAAAGGAAACAACTAAAAAAGCTGTTATCAATCAAAACCTTACTTTATTCCCGTTAAACGATGGCGAACTGGTAACGGTTACAAAAGAAAGAGAATCTTTAACAATCAATGATAATAAGATTAAAGAGTATGTAACCAATGCTATTATAGAGGCATTAAGTAAAGTTCCTATTACAGTTGCTCATACTGGTGGACTTATCCATCAATTTGATAGACAAGAAACAAACATTAGCTTTCAAAATGATGAAGGCTTTAACCATTATTTAATGGTTACGGTTATTGGTAAAAACAATGTTGTATCACAATTTAAATTTGCCAGAGAAGATTTTATAAATGCTGATACACCTTACAAGATTGTAAATGATTTTGTGATTAGTATTAAAGCTGAGATTACAGAAGATAAGCACCTAGTCTTGACCTTTAACGCTCATGACCCGATGGACACATTTGAATATAAAATTATGTATGAATGGTTTACAAATTATGAAAGCGCACCTATTGAAACTGCTTACCAAGAAAAACGTATTCGTGTTAAGCACAGTGAACAGTCAGAGCATTTTGAAGGCTATAAAAACCCTTTAAGTTATGAACCTAATGTTCCTTTAGAATATAAACCGAACACACCACCAGAAAGCAACCCAACACCTAGCGCACCTCCTACAACAGAGTTACCTCATGTTGAGTTTCCAAGAGCAAACACAGCACCAGAACCTGAAACGGCTGGAAACGTTCCACAACCACTAGCAGAAGAATCTCACTAAAATAAGAAAGGATTTTAAAACATGAATCCAGAAGAATTTAAAGACGAGTTTTTCAGAGCTTATCGGGGGCGCTATTCGTCTTACTGGGTGGAACGTTGGGGGCTTATCCCCTCAATTCCTACCAGCTTTGACAATGCCAATTCAATTTACGAGCTTTTGGCGTGGCTACAGCGTGCCTTTAAGCAGTTGCTTGACGATTTTGTGGCGTTGGAAAGTGAACTAGAAGACTATAAGAACGCTTTGACCGAACTACTAGAGCAACTTATTCCCTTGCTTATCCGCCGTTACATGGAAAGTAAGGAAGCGGACGACTGGTTTAACAAAAAAGCGGACATCTACTATAATAAGATTATCAAGCCTTACATTGACGCAGAAATTGCTAAAGTCAATAAGAAAATTGCTGAACTTGAAAAGAAAGTAGATGATGAAGTTAAGCGCCTTGATGGACGGATTGACGCTTTAAACGACAAGCTAGAAAAGGAAATCAAGAAGCTAGACGACCGAATCACGCAGGAAGTTGCTAAATTAAACGAGCGTATCACAGCAGAAAACAACGCACTCAAGGAGCGAATCGAAGCCCTAGAAAATGCTAACGCAGGCTTGCAAAATGCCTTGCGTAAAATCATTGAAAACCTTGAGGGGTCAGGAGCTTGGACTGGTGGGCTTACTGGTGGATTTAACCAAGGGCGCAACATCGCAACAGGTAATATTAACTTGTTTGGTGGTACGCCAGACGGTAACAGCTTTATCAGGACGAACAACGGAAGCACAGAGAACGACCTCGCAGGAGGTATCTAATGCCTTTAGAAACAAGATTTTCAACCTCTACCACAGCCAACGTAGAAAACTTTGGTACGGGTGTAGCACCGTGGACGGAAGCCTATGCTAATGCTTGGCATTTCTCAGGTGATACAGACTACGGTTACATGACGAACGGCAACACAACCTATATACAGTACGGGCAAAATGACCCGTCTGTATGGGCGTCTATGCGTTTCTGGGGCGAATCCGTTGAAATCCTAGAAGAGACAAAAAACGATGATAATTCCATCACAGCGAAAATCAGAGTAAAAGCCCTCTTCTGGTGGAGTAAACGGGTTAGCTCAAATGCTGGGTATCGGGTAGAGTATGATATAAAAATCAACGGGCGCACCGTTTGGACGTTTAGCGGATATACGACCGATGAAGTCATTAAAAATGATGAAGTTTCCCAAGACTTTACCGTAACCATACCAGCCGAAGAAAGTTCCTCAGCCAGTGCCTTAAATATCAATGTATCTTATCCAGACGGGCAATACTCAGACAATTCTTTCTATGTTGGAATGTATCTATATAATACCAATAAGAAAAAGCCTAAAACGTTGAAACCGTGGGCAATCCGTAAAGACGGAATCTTTAAGACCTTAAACCGCCCCTCTGGACTCTTCCAACAGCGCAAAAGCGGTTGGCAAGACGTGAGCGAACAACCAGCAAACGCAGTTGGGCAAGCAGTCACAGCACCGCACACCGTGAGAAAGTCGGGTCAATGGCTGGGACAAGGTCAGATAGGGCAAGAATAAGGGAGGGTTTCAGCCCTCCTATTTTTAAAGGAGAATCTATGCAAGAATCAACCAAGATATGGCTTTATGCAAAAAGCCCGTTTAAAAATGACTATGCTAATGTGATTAACTTTGAGTCAAGGGAAGCTATGGAGGACTTTTTCACAAAGAAGAATCCGCATATAGAAATTGTGTATGAATATGATAAATTTCAATATACCCAAAGAAATGGCTCAATCGTAGTTTCTGGTCGTGTCGAGAAATATGAAAATGTGACATATATGAGGTTTATCAACAATGGAAGAACCTACTATGCCTTTGTCTTTGACGTTCTCTATATCAATGAAGACGCTACACGCATTATCTATGAAGTGGACGTATGGAACACCTACCAGCACGAACTAAAGGCGCTCAATGTGATTGGGCAAGTGGAGCAACAGACCTTGCCTAATGAATTGTGGGCTTTAAAAGACAGTCAGCAAGGTTTTTCAGTTGGAACAAAGTACGCTACAAGAGCTGGAGAGGTTGGGATAGATACGGAGTGGCTTGTAGTCGTGGCAAAACCTACGATTAAAATGACCACCAAGGCAAACAGACCTGTAAACATGAGTTATTCAGGAATGCAGAAAACGTTTAAATACTTTTTTATCCCTGTAAATTTGAAATCGGGAGCAAGTAGACCGTTTATTTTCCAAGGCAAAAAGTATGATAGCTTTTACTTGGAAAATCTATATAAACACCTTTTCGGATTGAATCAGGACGGGTCAAGCACCGTTAACCAGATTGTCAATATGTATTTAAGCCGTGACATCGGGGTAAAATACAAGGAGACAACAGACGGAGACAAGACCTATATAGAAATCTTATCCAACATCACAGGAAGCGTTGCAGAGATTGGGCGAAAGAATACACGAAATTATAGAAGTTCTGGAAGTAGCTCAAGCGGTGGAAGTGGTAGCACCAACGAAGAGGGCGACACATCAACCGAAGAAAGCCGTGTTAGATTGGTTACTAGAATCATTAAAAAGCTAGTTCCAGACGCAACGGCGGAGGGTATCGCTGGAATTATCGGAAACTTTTCAGCAGAAAGCAACGTCACAGCCAAGAAATACGAGGCAGACTATGCTACAGGTTACGAGTACGAAAAGATGGAAGCAGAACCAACAGCAGAGAATCTCATGGGAAGCTGGGGCGCTTTTGCCAGTCTATACTCTATCAGCTTAAATGAAGCTGGATATAGAGGAAGTGACGGCAAACACTGGATAGGTATTGGGATAGGTCAGTGGACAGGTCCAAGGGCTGAGGAGCTTTTAAACTTTGCGCACGCTCAAGGTAAGAGCCTATGGGACTTTAACCTACAATTTCAATTTATGAACCAAGAGAGCCGAGCGGACACGTTTAGACGTGTAGCTAGTTCCACAGCAAGCGCCAGCGCAAACGCAAGCGACTTTATGAACAACTGGGAGGGCGTAGCTTACAAAGAGGGCGAACGAATCGCACAAGCGGAAGCGTGGCTTTCTACTATTCAAGACGAACTACAGAAAGGGTAAAAGATGGCAGAAGCAACAGAAACACTAAAAGCGCTCAATGAAATCAAGTCAAGGGTAGGCACTAGCGTAGGTAACGGGCAATGTTACGGGCTAGTCGCCCTATATTCTCAACTGTTGGGTGGTTGCGACATCGGGGGAGGTATCAACACCCCAAACCCCAACGGCAACGGCAGACAAGCCAGCGGAAGCGATACGCAGAGGGGCATGAGTGCCAGTAACATCGGGGGTGATTATAACTGGGAAGCCTTGGGCTGGAAAGTCCGCTTTGACCCTAGTTTTTCTGACTTAAGGGTTGGCTGTATAGTCTGCTATATCCCGTCAGGTAGCAACATCTGGGGACATACGTCTGTTATATCAGCGGTCAACGGTTCAAGCTATGACGTGATAGAGCAAAACTACGCTTGGAGCGGTTACACAACCGAGCGGACAGGAATAGATACGGTTGATAACATTGAAAGCATTATCTACCCTCCCGAAGTCGTAGCAGGTGGAGACATCGGAGAAATCACAGGAGACACGGGAGACAGACGACTTGGAAACGGGGACTACTCAAAAACAGCCTTTGACGTAGAAGCCCTACTTATTGAAGTGGACGGATTTTTTGACTATCGCCCTAACGTGTATGAAATCCCTAACTTGTTAAAAATCGCCTACGACCAAATACAAGAGGGCTTACGCTCATATATGGGTAAAGACGACTTAGAAATAGAGGTACAGCTATTAAATAGTGAGTTCACAGAGATAGAGCTTTATGACATCTATGGTAACAGTTATGTGTATCAACCGCAGTATTTACCAAGGACGATAGATGAAAACCACAAATATAAAGTAGTTGTAAGCGGTAGCCTTGGCGATAGTAATCAAGTTCATATCAATTTTCTTGAGTATAACAACGCTAACAATGTAAGCTATGCTGATAAGAACATTCTGGAAAATTTGAATAGTGGGGAGTGGGCAGAATATAACCCAGAGCATTTCAAGTATGGTTTGAATGATGTGACAGGGAAAAGCGTTGCAATCTTGAATGACGCAGAAGCCAGCTATATTCAATCACACAAGAACCAGATGGAACACACGCAGTTGACTTTCAAAGAGAATCGGGAAACGCTCAAGCAGAGTATAGACCTTTCAAATAAACAGGTTGCAAACGCTAACTCACAAGCCAGCTACAATGCACAATATGCCGTAGACAGTGCCAATATCAACCAATGGACGGAGGGCGCTAGTGGTATCTTAAATGTAGCTGGAAATCTCTTAACAGGGAACTTTGGGGGCGCACTTGGTGGGCTTGCATCTGGTGGTATGAAAGTCTTTAACGCTAACCGAGACTATAATAATAAATTAGTTCAGCAAGGTTTCACAGACACTAACAACGCCTTAAACTCGCAATCAAACGCCCTCGCTAACATGAAATCTAAGATAGCACTTGACCAATCAATCAGAGCATACAACGCAACGATGGCAGACCTACAAAACCAGCCTATCAGCGTGCAACAAATCGGGAATGACCTAGCTTTCCAAAGTGGGAACAGGTTGACAGACGTTTATTGGAAAGTCTCACTAGCTCAAAAGGAAATCATGGGACGGGCTAACGAGTACATCAAATGTTATGGGGTGCTTGTCAACTGGTTCACTAATGACGCTTTAAGTGTAATGAGGTCAAGAAAACGCTTTAATTATATCAAGATGATTAACTTAAACCTTGGAACACTAAGAGCCAATCAATCGCACATCAACGCACTACAAGCTATCTTCCAGTCTGGGGTCAGAATATGGAACTATTCAGCCAATAAAGAAGACAGCATTTTGTTTGATATTCAGAAAAACAACCCGAATTTTTAAAAGTGTGATATAATAAAATTGAAAGGAGTGATTTTCTATCGAAGCAACTGAAAAATGGTACAATCCGCAGAAAATGCTATCTTATAACCAGTATCTAAACTTTGTTATCGGTGGTCGTGGGATTGGGAAGACCTTTGCACTCAAAAAGCACCTGCTGAAACGGTTCATAGATAAAGGAGAGCAATTCATCTATTTAAGACGGAACAAGTCAGAGCTTGACCGAATAGACAAAGACAAGTTTTTTACTACGGAACTACTAAAACAAGTCTTTACAAATTTTGAAGTGATAGACAGTGACGCTAGTAAAATTCATACTAAGATTATTTTCAGAGCGGACAATATGGAAGAAGAGGAAAATATTTTAGTCTTGTCTTCTACCAAAATTATTCTTAATGGGAAGATTGTTTGCTATCTCAAGAGCCTTTCTACTTGGGTAGACTTGAAAGGTTCAGAGTATGATGAGGCTATGAGTATCTTATACGATGAGGTATTGATAGACGTTACCAGTAAAAAGAGGTATCTTGATAACGAAGTGGAAGCCCTCCTAAACTTTATCTTCTCCGTTTTCAGAAGACGGGACGGGTGTCACGCTTACCTGCTATCAAATGCAAGTAATTTCAACAATCCCTATTTTGCCTTTCTGAAATTCTATGACGATAACGGCAAGCGCTTTTATAACCTGAAACAATATGCAACGCTTATAGAGTTCCCCCCTCATTCAGCTTTCCAGACGGAGGAAGAAAAAGAAAGTGGATTCTTTAAACTCTTGAGTAAGTCCAGCATTTATGAAAGCGTTGCTAATAACGAGTTTCAGATTAAAAACGATAAGAATATAGCGAAGATTAAAGGCTTAAAGTCTAGGCTATATAGCTTTTATTGTGACGGTACTTTCTTAACAGGGTACTACATCGACAATATGGTATATATTGCTAAAGGTTTTGACAAGAATTTGACCGCTTATTGTTTAGAGGTGGAACAGGTGGAAGACGGGTTTGTTTACTTGAACAAGTCCAGCGCACTAGGTAAGACTTTACGGAGTTTGTACCTTAAGAATATGTTTATTTATGAAGATTTAGAAACTAAAAACAAATTTATAGAGGTTATCAATCATGTTATATAATATTATGCTAGAGGTTGCTAAAGGCGACTATATCACAATTCTTTTTGCTTTGATTCTGTTTGACTTTATCACAGGGTTTTTAAAGGCTTGGAAATGGAAAGTCACCGATAGCTGGACAGGACTAAAAGGAGTTATCAAACATACCCTTACATTCATTTTTTACTATTTTGTAGCGGTATTCTTGACCTACATTCACGCTATGGCAGTCGGTCAGATTTTGCTTGTTATCATTAACTTATACTATGCTTTGTCTATCATGGAAAATCTTGCTGTTATGGGTGTATTTATCCCTAAATTTATGACGGCAAGGGTTCAGGAAGAATTGCAGAAATACACCGCACAACTAGACGCAGGGAAAGACCTGCTGGAAGAATTTAAAGGAGAAAATAAATAATGATTAAAAAGAATGATTTATTTGTAGACATTGCAAGCCATCAAGGTTACGACATTTCAGGAATTTTGGAAGAAGCAGGAACAACCAACACAATTATTAAAGTGTCAGAAAGTACAAGCTATTTAAACCCTTGCTTGTCTGCTCAAGTAAGCCAGTCAAACCCTATCGGATTTTATCATTTTGCTTGGTTTGGCGGAAATGAAGAAGAAGCAGAAGCAGAAGCCCGATATTTCCTTGCTAACGTACCTACACAAGTAAAATACCTTGTATTGGACTATGAAGACCACGCAAGCGCAAGCGTACAAGCAAACACTAACGCATGTTTACGCTTTATGCAAGTTATCTCAGACGCTGGATATACACCTATTTATTATAGTTACAAACCATTTACGCTTGATAATGTGGACTATCAGCAGATTTTAGCACAGTTCCCTAATTCTCTATGGATTGCAGGCTATGGCTTAAATGATGGTACAGCTAACTTTGAATACTTTCCAAGCATGGACGGGATACGCTGGTGGCAATATTCTAGTAACCCGTTTGATAAAAATATAGTCTTGTTAGACGATGAAGAAGACGACAAACCAAAGACCGCTGGAACTTGGAAACAAGACAGCAAGGGCTGGTGGTTCAGACGAAACAACGGCAGTTTCCCGTATAATAAATGGGAAAAAATCGGAGGCGTTTGGTACTACTTCGATAAAAAGGGTTATTGCTTAACGAGCGAATGGCTCAAGGACAATGAAAAATGGTACTACCTCAAAGATAATGGCGCTATGGCGACTGGTTGGGTGTTTGTCGGGTCAGAATGGTATTATATGGACGATTCAGGCGCTATGGTTACTGGTTGGGTCAAATACAAGAATAACTGGTATTATATGACAAATGAGCGTGGTAACATGGTTTCTAATGAGTTTATTAAGAGTGGTAAAGGTTGGTATTTCACGAATGCAAACGGAGAGCTTGCAGACAATCCAAGCTTTACAAAAGAACCAGACGGGCTTATAACAGTAGCATAAAAAGAAAAGCTAGTAGAAAGTTTCTACTAGCTGTTTTTATATTCTGCTATGATTTTATAAGCGTCTTCGTCTGGGTTGTCCAGAGCGATGGAGCAGATGGCAGACAGGACGCTGTTCATCTGATTGTATTTCTGTAAATAGTGATTTTCTAGCTGTTTGTAGTTGCTGATGTGTTTTTCATATCCAGCCAGAGAAAAGGAGTGATGGAGGTTTATGAGTTGCTGGGTCAGTCTTGCCTTGTCTAGTCCGTCTGGGTATGCTTTCATCATTTCTGAAAGCGTTTCTAAATAGCTTGTAAATGAATGTATAACCAGTTCATCAAGTGTTACCATACCCCGAACGCTGGAAGCGGTTAGGCTTGCAATCTTTTGACCATGCAACCTTAAACTGTTTTCAAATTGTAAGGCTATTTCTTGCCCCTCTAAGCGTGTTTTGTCTTCCATAGTATTAACCCCCTACATTCTCAAGATAAGCGACTAGGCGCAAAATAGAAGCCGTGTTACTATCGTTTTCTCGCTTTAACTTGGTAATGGTACTTTGTTGTTGCTCAAGTTGTTTTTGTTGCTTGAAAATGGTATAGGTCAGTAGTGACATAATGACTAGAAAAACCAATATGGCAAGGTTGCAAGAAGCGAACCACCAGAACCAAAAACGACCTTTTTTGTTTAATTTGTTATATGAATTTTTCATTTTCTTAATACCTCAATTTGAATAATTCTCTTTCTACTGATAAATAAGTAACCTCTAATCTACCTCTATAAGCCGTAGACCCGTCTGGTTGATAGTGTTGTTCTACATCGTATAAATTATAATAGTGAGGTTCAAAACCCTCTATATCGTCCAGTATAGGCTTTAAACGACTGATAGCATAATCTAATGAAATAATCGGAAAGCCGTCAAAATAATATTGCTTGACGAGCTTTCTAGCCCTTTCTATTTCAGTTGGAAAAATCTTGTCTAAATCGTTCATTTAATAACCGTCCCTTCCTTGTATATAGCGTTCAAAAGCTGATTTTAAGCAATAATGAGCATATTTTGAGTATTTCAAGTTTTTCACTTCCTCAAATATTATAAGAGTGTTTAAGCGCTCATTTTTAAAATAGTTCTCATGGACTTCTTTATATCCACGATTTCTATATAGTTCTTTTTCGTCTTCCAGCTTTTCATCTGGAAACTTATCTATACATTGTATTTTAAGAGGAGTTACCCCCTCAAGAATAATCTGAAATTGTGCTATCATGTTTTACCTCCTATCTTCCTACTAAATCGTTAAGTTTATAATCTCTATGTTTAACACTGAAATTTGTGTATGTGTTAGTTTCTCGCTCTCTATTAACAAATACAACACTATCAGCCGAATAGTAAATAAACATTAAATCATCTGTTAAGTCTTGATAGTAATAAGTATGATAAAAATCTTGTTTTTCAATTCTTCCACTATCTGCTAGTAACTTAATAAGAGTTTCAACTTTTTCCCAGTTGTTAGCCTCATTAACTCTTGCAAGAATTTCACGTTTTTTCATTTTTCTTACCTCTTTATCTTTCTGATACCATTATAGCATTTCTTAAAATGCTTGTCAAGTGTTTTTTAAAATTATTTTTATTTTATTTTTAGAAATGTTTTTTATCTCATTTCTAACTATATACATTGTACCATTTCCCAAAATAATTGTCAAGAGATTTTTGAAATTATTTTTAATTTATTTTTTAAATATATTTCTTGACATTTTGGCAAATAGTGATATAATAGATATAGAAATAAACGAAAGGATTTTATAAGATGATAGGTTAGCGATTTTAGAAATGAATATAGTTTGAAAAGAGTTTTCTCTTTCATTTCATTTTCAAATTTCCACTTGGGGAATTTTTGAAAAAGGGGTGGGGGAGTACATGCTTTTCAAACT